GCTGATTCCAGACCAACCACTAAAGCCGCTAAAACCACTAATACCACTATCACCAGAATACCCGCTGATTCCGCTATAGCCTGAATAGCCGCTAATACCAGACCAACCGGAATATCCAGAATATCCGCTGATTCCGCTATCACCAGACCAGCCGCTGATACCGCTAAAGCCGCTGATGCCGCTGTAGCCGCTAATTCCTGAATAACCAGATTCGCCAGAATATCCACTTATGCCAGACCAACCAGAAAAACCGGATTGACCAGACCATCCGCTAAACCCAGACAAACCTAAACCGGAATATCCTGATATACCGCTATATCCTGATATACCCGAATAACCAGACGTACCAGACGCACCGGCTACGCCTCGATTAATATTTATATCAAGATTGGGCTGCGGTACTACTTGAACAATTACATTAGTTCCGCTTTCAATTGCGGCAACAATGTTATTACCGTCTACGACATTGACGGTTGTATTGCTCTGAACCGCTTGAACAGTCAGTCTTGCCATGACTGCTCCTTACAGTTGAACGATTGCGTCAGATCGGACGATAAAAAATAAAAAGATGATATTGTCTTCTGGCGGTGTTGAGCCAACAGAAGGGAAACTTATTTTTATTCGCCCAGAAAAGCCAGCGCCATCTACATTATCAATTTTCATTTCAACATCACTAGCAATCAAACCCCATGAACTATCCGCAATCAGCAAAGTGAAAGAACCTGCTGCATCATTGCGATTAGTGATAGTTAATGGAATAGCTGTCGGTGTTGGAATGTAATTGCCAATATCAAAAGTCAACCCGTTGCGGCTATCTTTAACATTAGTGATGGTGCGCCGCACAATTTGCGCGTCAATTATCGCGCCGGTTAGGTTTACCGGGGTAATGTTGTCTTCGCCAGTAAGGGTCAGATTCCAGTAAGTTTGCTGGTTCCAAACAAGCTCACCAGCAATTATCGGATTATCAAAACCCGAAACTTGGGTCAAAGAATTTTTGTTGAAGACAGCCATGTTTTTCCCCAAATCTCGGGTTGTGACGCAGCCCTAAACACTTTCAGGGCAACGGGTCTTGTCTTGTCGATTGATTATGGCCGATCAATGACCGCTTGTCTATTTATGACCACTGTTCTTGCGGCTTTTTCGGCCAATCAATATTGCCTGCTTCTGGCGTGATGGCAATAGACCTAACCGCCGCCCGATAGGTGATAAATGCCGCCTGATTAAGCAAATGTGGATTGACGTTTGGATTTATAACATCAGGCTGATTTACCCAATCAGTCTCAGACAACAATCGCACTGCTTGTGATTTATTTTGCTCCGCTGTAGGTGGCGGTGGGGGTGCTGGCGGCACATATGCAGCCACCGAGCCATATGTACCCGCAGCGCAAGCAGCAAAAATTTCAGGGCCATAAGATGTTGAATCATTAGGCGATGCCGTAAAAGGCACAAAATCTTCAGTCAACGCATCAAAATTAACATCACAATTAATTAGGGTTTGTTCTGCATTAGCCCACGCCGGGTTTTTGACTTGTGTGTATGTCATGATTTACCTTCAAACGGTACGCAACCAAAGGGATACAGCATTAGCAGCGCCACCTGTGGTGCTATAGCCCATACAGCGCCAAGTACCAGATGGAACTGTTGTTGATAAATTTACAAGGTTATACCAAACCGGATACCCGCTACCGCCGCCTGTTGGGTCTATGGCTTCAGCAAGACCAACGTATCGCAAAGACGAACCAGCTAAAGTTATCCCAATGTCATATGTTCCAGCAACATTTTGATACATAAACGCATAAGATCCGACAGCGCCAGCAGTTGCATTTGCTGTTGCGCTAAGGACGTTTGCAGTTGTTACAATCGAGCCAGCGGTAGCTGCTGTACTTTGCGTAGTTAAATCGTTAAATGTGATCTGAGTACCAGATACGGTAATAGGCATGGTTGCTCCTTAAGGTGTGCCGCCAGCGACAACATCGCTTGCTGTTGTAAAGATACCTGCGGAAGTCATTGATGCAATTACGGTTGAACCGTATTTGAAAACTAACTTACCGCCCGATTCCTCAACCGTAAAATTGGTTGTTTTAATACCCTTCGCTCTAATATCCCAATCGCCTGTAGCGCCGCTTCCAAGTGTTGACGGTACATCAAGGTTAGTTCTAGCCACTGATGCTGTGCTTGCACTTGTACCGCCATTGGCAATAGGAACCGCATTTACCAACCCGTCCGTAGCATCAAGCTGACCTGATGTGTTGAGATTGTTGGCTAGCTGAGATAGGTTGTATGCTTGGGTCATGGTTATCCTTACGCTGCGCCATCTCGGGCAAAGGTCTGCTGATTTAGCAAGGTGAAATTGTTATTGATGGCGTTTGTTAGGTTGTATCCCGCACTGGTAGAAGTGTAATCATACGAACCGCCCTTGGCAAACAATGCGCCATTAGCGTATAGCTGCATGGACAGCGGGTTATTCGGGAAGACGTATGACAACGCCCCACTGGTTGAATAAATAACTGTGTTGGTAATGGTTGACGCAGGATAGCCCAAGTTATTAGCCGCCATCTGAATCGTGATAAATCTCCCGGTCAACGCTCCCGGAAACCCGCCAATTGTCGGTGGCGATAAATCATAATCAATCTCGTTGAATGAAGTGCCGTTAATGAACAAGCACTCAAAGCCATTTCTAATAGTGATTTCTGTTGGGGTGTAAGTTGACACCGCTGTAACGTCTGTTTCAATTCGGCTAAACGGACGATATGCGCTACCAGCGGCACGATACCTATAGATTGGCAATCCAGCTGTTACCCCTGACAAGGTTGTCGTGAACGTGATTGTTTTTGTCGTCGTGTTGACCGTTGAAACCGTGTATTGTGTTGGTGTGCCGGTATTTGCAAACGTGATTATGTTGCCAGCCTCAATCAATTGATATGGCGCATCCGTATAAACCACACTGCTACTGCCAACCGTATTCACAGCCGTTTCCAAAGGCTCATAATAGGCATCAGTGCTGACTGCTCGCATATTAAGCACCGCCACAATTTCGCCGACAGCGCAAGCTGTGTTCATCACCACCGTAGATGTGGTTTCGGTATATTCGGTATTGCTAAGCAAAACGCCATTGCGATAAACCAAAACATTGCCGACCACATGGGTTACGGAAAAACTGGTTTGTCCCGCTGTAGCTGAAAATATTGTCTCAGTAAAATAAAAAGAATCTGGCTGCGTGAAACCAACCACCCGGCCAAAAATGTCAACGGTCAATGTTGCTACGCTAACAGTTTTTGTTTGGACATTTGCGCCAAAATTCAAAAACCTTTCCAGCGCAATTCGCATTGTTCCGTCTGTGTTGTTTGTAATGTTCAGCAACCCGTCATTGCTATTTGAGGCAGGTGTACCAACCCTAGTTAATTGGCCTGTCCTTGCGTCCAAATCAATGTAATTGTCCCCATCTTGAAGACCTGACCACAAAGTAACGTCAAATTTTGCGGTGTCGGTTGGAACAAATGACCCGGTTTGATTTGATTGAGCAGCGCCGCCAATGTCAAAGCTGAACCGCCTCGATTGCCGGTTTGCAATTAGCAAATAATTGCTTGATCCAAAATTGCTGCTGGCTTGATACCATGTGTATGCGCTTGCGCCACCCGCCGGTGGGTTTGCGGTGGCATTGTTGAACAGACCGAAATAAGCCTTGTTCCTTGGATTAGTGCTAAAGCCAACCGTGCCAGTTGCATTGTCAGCATACGCCACAGCGATATAACGCTCAGTAAATTGAAATGTCAATGGTCGCCATGCGTAAACGCTGGATGCTGCGCTAAAGGCACTGCTGCCTAGGGCATTGACCATTCGCACAAAGAAATACCAATCGCCTTGCGGTATGTCTGTCAGCGTCACTACGCCCATGCTTGAGCTTGGGTTGTACGGGTTACCGCCTGGGCGCACCGCTGTAGTCCCGGCAAAGATGCGCTGGCTGTCAATAGGCGTAGCAAATGCTGAATACCAGACTTCTGCGTATTGGCTGATGCCAGCAGATGCAGCCGTTACAGCAAGCCCAAAAGAAGGCACAGCCGCGCTCGGTTGGCTTGATGTTACTGTCGGTGGGGTGATGGTGCCAAAGCCTAATGGAGAGCCTATGCCCGTGTTTGGCGCTGGTTTAAATTGCGTTACGTTAGCGTCATCAAACACTGCCGGGTTAAATTCCATCAGCGTCAGATTGGCTGTAATGGAACCGTCCGAGCCATATTGCTCTACAACCTGCGAAATCCTAAACAGCTTTGCCGTCCAACCGTAATTGGCATTGGTGACGGTAACAATATCGCCTGCCTCAAGTTGCAAGCCCGAGTAATTGATATTGACTTTGATCTGCAAATCTTCCCGAGCAGCCTCAAGCAAACGATTGGCAATAAACTGCGCCCTTACGCTGTTATTTACCAGCCCTAGGTTTACCGTTTGTTTGTTGATTGGCTCATTGGGATAAAGCAAAGACGGATTGATTACAGCAAGGTTATACAGCGCTGTATTAAACGAATCCTGATTGTTCCCGTCCGGGAATTTAACCTCAATAATGTTATAGCTGGCCGACAAATCAATGGGGCTAATTTGAATAGCCGACACCATCCGAGAATCGTTAATATCCATTGCCACGGTATAGGTGGCCGATTGAACAATTACACCCCATTTTGCTGTAATTTCGTTGTAGCGTATTAAGCAATCGCAGCAAGACGCCATCGCTTGGATGTTGTCCATCACCGATAAATCGGTGTTTAACGCCCCGTCAAATTTAAACCTAGATTGATAATTGCTGCTGCCCGTATAAGTGGTATACACCACCGCTGTATCACTGTAGGTATTTAGCGCCACTAGGCTTGTAGTGTCAATCTGCGCCGCTGTCAGTGCCGCGCCATATCGAGTAGATTGCAAATAATCCGACAAACAATCACCGGGCTTTGTGCGGCTATTGATGACTTGAAATCTAGTTTGCTGAATGCCGGTTAGATTGGCCGTTTGGCTGTAGGTAATTTCGACGATAGCAAACGCCACGTTGGTCATTAGCTTGGTTGCATCCCATTGATACACCAAATCCCCATTGCTCATAATCTGGATAGCCGTCTGAGCAGTGTTGACCCCAGATGATGAGCCATTGCGAAACAGATAAATGTTTAACTTACCGGAAACGGTGTAGTCGGTAACGCTTGTTGATTCGTCTAGCAGGCCAATAACTTTATATTGATCTACACCATCAAAGATGCAACGTTTGCCGCCCCAATAGATATACCCAAAACTAATGTTGTCCGGTGTTTGTCCTGGCTCCGTATTTGTCACTTCGCATAGCGTCATGACGTAATACATCCGTTGATTGTTGGATGTAATACTTAGGTCAGTAATGATGCCGCCTAAATATGCTGTGCCATAAACCACCGGAACTTTGTTGTCACCTCCTGGCGGCAATTGAACCGGATTGCCAACATTAGCATTTGATGTTGCATCAGTGATGCCAAAACCTTTGGGAGCAAAGGCTTTGCTGATGATTGCAGATGCCACCATATTGATTGCAAATGCGGCCATCGTCATTCCGACGGTAAAAGCCGCCGCCGCCGTGCCAGTTACATAAGCAACAATAATAGTTCCTGGCATTACATCACCCAGAATTCTTCAAGTTTTTTAAAGCCGAAACGGTCATATTTCAAATCAGGGCTGTTGACCATTTTGCTAATAAAGCAGTTAGCAATCCTGCCAGCTTCCCGCATCTTAATCGCTTCATCTAAATATTGGCGCAAAAGCCTGTAGCCAGTTGTGCCGCCTCTGGCTTCCTCATCTACCCAATACGCAAATTCCGTCAGCATCAAATGCTTAGGCGACCAGATAGAAGGCATCACGCCAGCGATTAAAACGCCCACGATGCGGCTTTCATGGTCAGCCACTAGCACTACCCCTTGCCCAACCATTAGATGCGTCAGCAGCGTTTTAACGTGTTCCGAATCATTTGCATCAGCCAAAAACCCATAAGGCATATGGGAACGGTAATCCCGCAACCTGTCTAGGATTTGCTCAATATCAAATGGCGATGCATTACGAATTAGGGGGCGCATCTTTTCCAAATTGATAATTGATTGTTTGAATGTATGGAACCCTGTTCATGCTGGTGTCTGTGCTGTTGTAAAACTGCCAGCTTGAATTGTTGGTGTACCGGCCTGCAATCCGATTTTGCAAGATTAGCTGAATTGCCGATGCCGATACGCTGATGGTGCCGACATACATCCTGGCTTCTTCCATCCATTGTTCGCCAATAGAAAAAGAAGTGATGATGCCGGTAAAGTATTTGTACAAGCCACCAGATCCGCCGCTTGTAATCAATGTCCCGTTGGTGTCAAAAAATCCGTGCCATAGCTCAATGTTTGAGCCTTTGATGTTCTGCCCTAGAACATACCCAAGCATAGCCGTATCAATACCCGTCAGCGTTACGGTGGTGTCATTAGCCGTTGACTTAATGTCGCGCTGAACCTGCCCAATTGCGAGCAATGTCCCAACGGATTGGAATGGGCTTGCATCCACCGCTGCAACGGTCAGGTTTGCAGGTGCGGTGGTCATCAAGTAAGTAGCCCCTACGGTGGTGATCCGCAGGAAATCCGCAATACGAATATTGCTAGTGCCTTCAACTGGGGCAATTACATTCACAGCACCTGCTCCAAGGCTTTAAACGAACCCGACCAATTGATGAACGAATCATTGGTTATTGGTACAAGATTGTAGGTAGGATATTCGCGCAGCACTACGGGAAAGGTAACACCTGTGTATGTTGTGCCGCCCATTGCGACAGTCGTGCCAAACTCGCCAGCTACGCAAGATACATTGCTTGTCAATGCAACCAGCAAATTGCGATGCACTGGCACGTTTACGGTACTCCCTGAGCCGCGCTGTACATCAGCCGTAACAATGTATGAGTACAAGCCAACCTGTACAAAATCGCCAACCCGAAACAAATATGCTGTTGAGCTAATCGCTGGCAATGCTCCAAGCACCAAGGTTTTATTTGCGCTTGCTGTTGTCCACAAACAATTTCCGATTTGGGTGCTGGTCATCTCGCCCTGATATTTGACGTAGTTTAGCCAGCCGGTTTGACCAAAATTGAGATATTGCTGCAATGATTTATCAGGAATTCGCAGGCTATTTAAGGTCGTTCTGTTCTGCGAATAAAGAAGGTAGTTCATTGGGCGCAGTTCAAACTGAAATGGCACCACAGTAAGAATTTCCGATGTGACCAACTTTTGATTGCGGCTTAGGGTTTGACCCACAAACCGCTGATCGTTGATGCCAACCGATTCGCAGATGGTCAGGATTGTTTGTAAGCTCATATCATCTGCTCACAGGTAAAGACCGCTGGGCGCTTTGATTTGCAGCCCATATAGCCTGTTTATTTTGCGCCAAAAACTGAACACCTGATTGTGTATCAATAGCGCTCATCTGCTGAATAAAAGGGCCGTTGTAGTTGATTGTCTGACCGCCACCCATCACACCGGCAAGTTGATGTGTCGGCACGATTGCGCCGCTGCGATTGGGCACAAACAACTCAGGGCCGCGCTCACCCACAAGATAAGGGGAACCGCCCGAAACAGGGCCACCTTCTGCCCTTGCTGCTAGGAATTGGTTAAATGAAGATGGCAACGCTTGCGCCGCCATGCCTGGGCCTACTGTCGGGCCTGTCATCATCCCGCCAATCAATCGAGAAAACAGCGCCGTAGCCTGCGCCCTAAGCTGAATAGCAATTAGATCGCTGATGATGCTTCTAGCCAAATCCTTGAATGACAGTTTGCCGGTGCGTACAAATTGCGTCAAAGCATTGGACATATTGCCCATCATTGAATCAAACGCCTGCCGCCCATAGTCAAACGCCGATGTGGCATTTTGGGCTGATTGAATCATTGCTGCAAAAAAGCCTTGATTAAAGGTTGCGTTTTGCATCTTCTCAGCAAGCGCCAATCGTTGTTTTGCCAAATCAAATTCAGCTTCAGTTAAATTTTTTAACCGAATCATTGCCGCTTCTTTTGCGGCATCTGTCAATGTTTGATCTTCTCGGATTTGCTTTGCCGCATCTTCATATCGAAACTGAGCTTGCAATATCTCTTGGGCAAATTGATATTCTCTTGCTTTCATTAGCAAGCCTTTATCCGCAAGATCAAGCATGATCTTTTGCCGATCAATGCTTTTCATTTCTTGGGCTTGCCTGTTTTGTAAATCAATATCCGCTTTTTGCCTCAAATCATCAAGATCAAATTGCGCTCGCAGATCGGCGTCCCTTTGCTCTTGCCTTGCAAACTCAGCATCTTGTAGCTGTTTTTGCCTTTTCTTTTCAGCTTCCTCCTCAGCCTCACGCCCTTTTCTTTGATACTCGTATAGCTCCTCGGCTTCTTTAATCTGGCGCTGCCTGTCTTGCTCGCGCAATCGCATAACCCTTAGCCGGGTTTCTTGTTCTTTTTTGGCGGCTGCTTCAGCTTCTTTATTAATACCTGCTACGCCAACCCTTCGTTGTGGGTTGCCGCCTATGTTAGCCATCATTGCCGCTTGCGCTTCCATCTCTGCCTCAGAGACTGGGCCTTTTGAGCCAGGCTGCGGTAAACCTACAATTAATAATCTTGCGCCAGGCAAAATTGCTGCTAATTTTTCATATTTTTTTGCCGTTTCTAAATATTCATCGCCGCTTTTTTTAATTGCGACTGTTAATTTATCGAACCATTCAATAGCAGATTTTATTGTTGGCCCAACTAGTGCCGCCAGCGTTTGCATGGAATTGCGGCTTCTTTCAGCAAGCAAATCATATGCATCTGCTGCCGCTTTAATTCCCTTTTCATGGTCTGCAGATAATTTTGATACTTTGTTTAATTCACTATTAAAGCCAACCAGATCAACGCCTTTAGATGCTTTGCCGAAAAGCTCCATCCCTTTGGCATTTCTAGAAATTGCATCATCCATATCAGAAAGACCTTGAGCAGCCTTTCTGAACAATTGATCCATGCTCAGCGTTTTTATATCTTCTAAAGAAATGCCCATTGATTTGAGCGCTTTTTGTGCCTCAAAAGACCCCTCAGCGGCTTTATCAATGTATTGTGTGAAACTTGCTAAAAATTTGCTTGCATTGCCAGCTTCACCGCCACTATTTGCTAATGCATTGCGTAGCTGTATAACAGATGAAATTGCTACGTCATTTGCTTTGGCAACGTCTGACAATTCATCTGCATATTGCAAAGCAGCCGCAGTAGCAGCAGCAAAACTTGCCGTTACTATCGGTATGTAATTTTTTGCTTGTGATGCAAATTTATCTAGCTTGTTTATTGCCCCATCAACCCCGCGAGAAAATTCCGCGCTGTCTAGACCAAGAGTAACGCCAAGCCTGCCGACAAAGTTTGTCATGATTTAAACCGATCTTGCGAGAATCCAGGGGCCATCATCATGTAAGTTTTGAGCGCATTGTTAGCCGCCTCCTGCTGCTGCTCAGGGCTTTGTGGTGGCGATATGTAATCATACGCTGGCCCCAAAATTCTGGATAGCTTGTAATCAGGTGCATTTGCAGGGCGCATATAGTTAAAGACCCCCGCAGTAAGCTGGCCT